GCTGTTCGGAGTACCAAGAGAACGTCCTCTCAGTCACGCCGCTCCTCCATGGAATGGGCAGTCAGGATCGACGTAGCGAGGATAGCCTTGAGCTATCTTGCCGATGCAGGAGCAGACGCGGACGCCAGCCGAGTAACGCTCACGGTGGATGGCCGGAAGTTCGAGAGACTCAAAGTCAATCGCACGGCCTGGCTGATGGTCCGATTCCTTGAACATCCGATCCATGTCACGTCCAGTCTTCGCTCCGATGGCAGCGATGCAGCCGAGGAGGAAGCCTATGGCGGTGCCGACAGCGAGGCCGAACAGGAAACCAATCACGATGCCTTCTCCTCTGGGAGCTCTCCGAGTTCACGTAGACGCTGCACGATCTCAGAGACCCGCTGACGAGAAATTCCAAGCGTCTGTGCGGCGGCATACTGGGTCAGGCCCGCCTTCAGCAGACGGAGGACTCGGAGTTGCTGAGGGCCGAGGTCAGATTTCACGGTTGACCCGGTGAAGCGGAATCCGTGCCCAGGCATTCCCGATTCGGGCTTGTGCCTTGCGTCCCTGGGCCGAGAACTCTCGACCGCAAGAGGGGCAGGCTGGGTAAATCGGCCACGGCTGGGCTGGGACGCCTGGCTGGCCTGATCCCTCGCACTTCCGGCTGATTGTCTGTGTTTTGTTCATGCCCAAAGAATAGACCCCGTCAGGGTTGACGTCAACCCCCGGAGGGTGCTATTTTCCTGACATGGCCATCCAAGCAACCCAGGGGACTATCCTTCCAGCCGTCGAGCGGGGTGCCGACCCCTCCCTTGGGAACGGCTTGGATGGCCGAGGTGCCCCGCTCGACACAAAGGAGGTAGCCATGAGGCGAATCATCGCCATCTTGGTAGTCAGCATCACCATCCTGCTCCCGGCGGCACCAGCGTTCGGGAGCATGGGGGGATCAGGCAATGACCTGATCTACGGCACGGTCGGGGCGGATCACCTGACCGGAGGCCGGGGAGCCGACGTGATCTTCGGCAAGGCCGGGGATGACTTCATCTCGGGTGGTCCCGGGTCAGACTCCATCTGGGGAGGCCGTGGGTTCGATACCTGCGATGTCGATACTCAGGACATCGTTAGCGGTTGCGAAGTGAGGATCTGATGCGACGACTCACCGTCATGGCGATTGCTGTTGCGACCGGGCTGTTCGGGGCAGCATGCAGCACCAGCGAACCACCCGCCACCAAAACCGTCTACGTGACGGTGACGGCAGCGACCCCGGTAGCCGAACCAACGGAGGCACCAGTCGAGGAGCCTGCACCGGCCGAACAGGGCAAGACCTTCGGTGACGGTACATGGATCATGCCGGGTGAGATGCCCTTCGGGACCTACCGTGCCCCGGGTGGCAACAACTGCTACTACGAGGTGCTGAGGAACTTCTCAGGGAACCTCAGCGCAATCATCACCAACGACGTATCGGTGAAGAACCCGATAGTCACTATCTCGTCGAACGCAGTGGGATTCTCGACCGACGGCTGCGGCGAGTGGACCAGGATTGGAGGGAAACAATGAAACGGCTCATCATCGTCACCCTGATCGCGGTGCTCGGGCTGGTCGCCTTTGTCCCAGCACCAGCCCAAGCCCACTTCATGTACGGGGCCAACTGCCACATCGAACAGGTGACCGCCGGAGGCCGAGTCCAGGTCAAGATGACCAACCGGACCTACCAGGGGGCCTACGTCCAGTGTGGCCTGCGGACGAACTACGGACAGCAGCGGTACGTGACCCGATGGATGCCACCTCGGTGGTACCGGTACGCCTGGATCTGGATTCCGGGGAACTGGACCTCGGTTCGGATCAACCACGTCCACATCTACCGCTGAGTCCTGACCAAACAGGAGGCCCCGGGTATCGGCTCGGGGCCTCCTACGTCGAGTAGGGGACTGCGTGTCCAGCCGCCACCATCTCCTGACCGAAGTTGCGACCATCGGGTAGATCGATCGCAGCTAAGGTCCGCCCGTACTTGTCCAGCGAGCCAAGGAGCCGCTGACTGATGATGGTCACCTGCGTGCCGACCGGGAGCAGCTCTTCAGCGTAGGCCTTGGCCTCCTGACCTCCGGGCTGCCAGAGTTCCGGTGAATTGATGCCCGCCACCCGGACTGGCTCCTCCATTTTGGTCACATGCCAGCCGAGATCCAGCCGGCAGACGACCGTGTCCCCGTCGATTACCCGCTGGACAGTACCGGGGACGGTCCAGATCACCGGCTCCTCCACCAGACCACGGCGGCGGTGACCAGGACAGGCAGGACCGCTCCCGCCACGGCCACCAGGGCCGCGATGTTCCGGTCATCCAGGTAGGCGATGACCCCCAGGACGAGCATGACCAGGGCCGAGGTCCACTCGGTCGGTCGGTCTATGGGTGTGATTGCCATTTCCTCCTCCTCTCACAAGGCCCCTGGAGGGCTCCAGAATGGCCCAGGAGCCATCGGGACGGCTACTGTGGCCCCTTCCTCCAGGTAACCGGGTTGCCCAGGGTGTTGAGGGCGATCGCCGCCACGAACCACCCCAGCGGCGGGAACAGGAACGACCCCTCCACCAGGGCGATGACGAACCCGACGATGATGCAGATCGCTGCCAGAACTGCGGTCAGGCTGAAGCTCATATCTACCCTCCTATGACTAGGTGTCCTCACAATTCAAGACGGAGAGCGCATCGACGGTCTGTCTCTGGGCCCTGAGATTGGTCCGAATCGTCGCCGGCGATATCCCGGGGATGCCGTTGGGGTGCTCCTCGAGGAATTGCTCCGAGGAGGCGACCCGAGACCGCACATCATCTTGGAAGGCACATAGCGCCTGCTGGTTGGTGGTGGCAATCCCATTGATCACCGCGACGTCGTGGGATCGAATGGTCCAGGCCAAGCCCCCAAACAAGGCCAAGACGAGATAGAGAATCACGGTCGCCCGGGTCATGCGCTGCTGAACACGAACGATCTCGTTCAAGATCCTGAGCGGGCCATTCTCCTCGCTATTGGCCATGGCGGTGTCTCTCGTTCTCCCGCTGCTCCCGGAGCCAGAGCCGTTCACGGTCCTCGCAGTCGGCAGCACGCTTCTCAGCAACTTCGGCCCGGCGCTCGGTGGCTTCACGCATGGCCCGACTCTCCTCCCAGAGCTGAGCGGCCTCGCTCGTATTGATCCGCCCGCTCTGCGCTCTGCTGAAGCGCAGGAACGCCAAGGCACCGCCGATGGCGGCTACGCCCCAGGGGATCAGCAACGCTAGCCAGGTCTCCACTCATTCACACACCAGGGTCTTGGAGTTCCAAATGGCGAAGTGCCCGCCGGAGCGCACGTCGCCCTGGATCACAGCGTAGTACGCCAGTGTCCGCACGCAGGCGAACTTGAACTGAACGCGGACGTGTCTGCATCCGCCGGAGTCGCAGTGCCGTGCTTTCTCCTCGACGATCCGACCACTTCCGGCCTCGATGATGAATCCCGTGACCAACATGAACTGGTGCCTCTTGCTGGTCACATACTCGCCTCGCGCCTTGGCGTAGCCATCGTCGATGAAGAACCGGTGATCCCGGATTCGGGACGTGCCATGTGCCCACGCTGGGATCGCTGCGGCCATGATCAGGAGGAACAGCAGGCAGACCGTAGCGCGTCTCATCCACTGATGAAGTAACTGTAGTGCCAAGGCTCGTCCGCCCGAGCCTGATGCCAGCCCTCGGCCTTCAGTGCCGCCCGCATGAATGCCTGGTTCGGTGCTGCGGTACTCACATCGATAGCCAGCCCCCGAGTATGCAACGTGCCGTTCGGGCTGGCGTAGCGGTTTGGATCCTTCCGATAACACTCGGCCTGGAAAGCGCAGGACCGCCAGGAGCCGGTCAACGGGATGGCCCGCCACTTCCGGCCCGTGCGCTTTCCATACCGGACCTCGGCGGCCTTGAACGCCCGCATGGCTGCGGCCTGAAGCTTGACCGGCGAACCACCGGCGGGAGGCTGGTCATAGAGGCGGATGTTCGGATAGTTGTCCTTGCAGACCCCGCCATAGTGGATCACCCCGTATGGGGTCTTCGCATCCGTCATGTCGCCTCCTTATGCCGAGTAGCGGACCGCGATGATGGGAAAGCTGCTGTTGTTATCGAAACCATCCGGAGGAGCAGCCATGAACGTCGCTGGTAATGCTCCATAGGCTCTGGAATCATAGATTGCCATCACTCGATTCCCTCCGATAGTAGAGGGAAATCCTAAAATCGCGTTACTTAGAAACGCCGTATCTGGCAAAGCACGAACCGTGGGGAAAGCTGTTCCTCCGATGAAGCATGCCCAATACACTACGTCAGGCTCCAAAGCAACCGAGACGGTGGTGGCCTTCACGCCAGTCGTGGTCGTGTCGTATTCTCCTCCGTCCACTACCAATGCATCCGGGTAGATGTTCGTTGGGCTAGTGGACTTATAGATGCCGACGCGAAGCTTTGATCCCGCACTGCCGCCAGTCGTCACTTCAAACCCAAGCCGATCAATTGTGCCACCACGAGGCGAGACGAAAGGAGTGGCCAGTAACCGATCGACGATAGTTCCGTATGTACCGGGCTGTGCCGTGGCCACCTGTCCCAGCGCATACCAGCGTTCCCATGGAGTCGTGCCGATCTGTTTGATATCGGCGGCATCACGACCAAGCGATGTGAAGTTGTCCCGGACATAAGTATTCCAGTCGGCAGCATGACCGGTATCGCCGGGAGAGATCGTTATCGGATCAGTGTAGGCCACGGCTCACCTCGCCCAATTCGTATCGATATCCCAGCGGGATGTATCCCAGATGAATGGTGCAGTCGCGTTCGATGGTGAGACGTTCACTGATGTCCGCCATTCTCCAGGTCGGACCGCATGCGACATACCTTCGATGAACGAGTCCTGAAGGATCACGTCGGCCCCAGTGTGGTGCTGGATCACACGGACCGGATCGGCAAGCTCCCGAGCAAGGAGGAGATCCCAGCGACCATGGCTCATGGCGTTGTCTTCAAGAGCTTCGATTCGTTGCGCGGGCTCCCCATAGGTGTTGACCGTCCACTTCGCGAGGTCGAGCACATCGTTGTCGTTGAGAAGCATGACATCACTTTCGGACATGGTGCGAAAGCTCGTCGATGCGGTTCCATATTTAGCCGCGCTGGCCGCGTTCTGCGCGACCTGTTCCGTTCCACCGGTCCGGGTAAGACGAGCCTCATTGATAATGAGGGTGTCATCGAAATGCGGGGTCAGAGAGCGATATCGCATGCCAGTGCCCTGATCGCTCCATGTACGGCCGTCATAGTTAGAGATCGGGACCGTGAACACGTTACGGTCGATGAATGTCACCTTCCCATCACGGGAGATGAAGATGCGTCCGCCCTCGGCCCGCTCCACCTTGAGTAGGTGCTCCAAGGCCGGGACATTGACCAGCGTGGTGGCAGGCATAAGCGAAACGCCAGTATCGAGATCGCGATCACCCGCTGGCCAGCCAACCGCATTCAGCACCGAGCTGATGTAAGTACCCGAGAGAGCCTGACTGAATGTCGTTGAAAGCTTCGCTAGGGCGAGGATGGCGAATCCATCGACGAGCTCCAGCGTGGCGATCTGGTCTTTCTTTGCCGGGAAGCTGAGCGGCCAGCCCGCGATGTAACCCTGGAAGACCGGATAGAAAACGTTGTTCCATATCGCCCGGATGCGGATACGCCGCATCGGCAGGATGTTAGGATAGTAGGGCGATAGACTGTTCATCGGGCTGAACCGGCCATCACGATTGTCCAACGTCAGTGCACCCCTGCCCGCCTCCATGCGCTGAAGCTCCGTCGAGGTTCCCCTGGAGACCGAGAATCCCCGGACATAGTCAGTGATGTCGGCTCCCCATGTCGCGGCGGTGCTGGGGTCATTGAGGTCGAGATGAATCGAGAGCCCGGGCACGCTCATGGGATTCCTGCCGTCACATTCCGCCGCCCCAAGCGGTGGAGTTCGTCCCGGGTGATGCGGGCGAACTCCCGCCCATCGATTTGGAGGACGATGTCACCACCCCCACCACCACCAGCACCATTCGCAACGACATGGCCCGAAGTGTTCGGGACGAAGAGTTCCGGTCCTCGTTCACCAACGACGTATGGAGTGAATGCAGAAACGGGACCGCCGTGCTGACGACCCCCGAAGTGAGTCTCCCGTGTGGTGATGATGCTCACGGCCGTCGAGACATGTGATGGGATGCTATTCAGGCCACCGATGTACGCCCGCACGTCGGCCAGCAAGTCCCGCAGATCCTTGCCCTGAAGTCCGAACTCCTTGGCAAGGTCTCGGACCGTTCCCATGACTTGGCGCTGAGTGCTTCCAGCATCGGAGAGCTCCTTGGCATAGTCCGCCAGCCCCTGTTCCAAGGAAAGCTGGGCCTCCAGGCCTGACAGCGTGGCATCACGGTAGGCCTCAGTTCCTTGCTTCCCCTTCTTCTGAAGCTCGTTGAGTTCCTTGTGGGCCGCCTGGAGTTGGTCGGCAGCACCGATGAGTCCGAGGAATCCACCGGCAAGCTGGAGCTCGGCGGCCCGCTGTGCCTGAGCCTCTTCTGCGGCCTTCTTGTGAGCATCGGCCAACTTGATCGTGCTCGCTGACGTATCATCGGTAGCTCCGGCGGTCTTCTCTAGCGCAGCGATGTAGACAAGCAATCCATCCCGCGCACTCGTCACGCGTGTGTTGTTGTTGGCGATTTGCTCGTTATAGAGTTCCAGCTTCGCTTTCGCTTCACGCAACGTAAGGTCCTGCTTGGCGAATTGCTCAGCCCAGACCTCCGTCTGATGGCCCGCAGCTTCGATGGACGACTTGAACAAAAGGAACCCGGTCGCCGCGATCGTTGCACCCACAGCGACGGGCGGCAGGGCAGCGGCCAAAAGCTCGGCTCCACCAGCCACCTTGAGAATGCCCGCAGCCACCGATGTAGCACCGATTCTCTCGAAGCCCACAGCGATGGACAGCAACAGCGTCGGTAGGAAGGTAAGAGCCTTGTATGCCAGGAATGCGCCCAGCACCGCAGCCACAGCTTCCTTATTCTCCGCGAGGAATCCCAACAGACCTCTGAACACCTTGACCACTTCGAGCGCGATCGGAAGGAACACCTGACCGATGGACGCGGCGATGTTGATGAACTCCGCTCGCAGTACCCGGAGTTGGTTGGGCAGCGACTCTCCGAGCGTTCGGGCGAAGTCACCCTGTTGCTTGGTGGTGTCCTGGAGGATGATGCTGTACCGAGCCTGAATCTTCTGAGCATCGGTGAGTTCCTCACCCACGGTCGCTAGCCCGAGCCTGTATGCCTCCGTCTGGACTCGGGCCTCCGAGATGAACACCCCGAACCGCCTCAAGGGCTCGGCCTCACCGGAAAGACCGGATCGCAGGCGCTCCAGCATCTCACTCGGATCCTGGTTGTTGAACGACGCCATGTCCCCCGCGAGTTTGGCCATGGTCACACTCATCTTGGCGGATGCACCCTCTGCGATCCGGGCCGAGTCGAACATCGCCCCGAAGGAGGCCGCTCCCTCAAGGGCTTCTGCCTTGGCCAGTCCGAACCCTCGGGCCGCACTGCTGGCGAAGTTGTTCACCGACTTCACGGACTCGCCGAAGATTACGTTCGCCTTGTTCTGAGATTCCCCGAGATCGGCAGCGGCCTTGATGGCTACCGCGAAACCGGCGACCACGGCACCCGCGAGTGCCGTCTTTATCAGGGCGGCGTTCTGAGTGACCGAGGACTTAAACCCAGAGACCCCAGCGTTCGCCTCGGCGACGCCCTTCTTCACGCCGCTGGAATCGGCGACGATCTTCAGGACCAGCGGCGGGATCGGCATCAGGCCTTCCTCGCCATCGCCGACAGCCAGTCCGCGATATGGGCTTGGCCTTCACGCTCCCATCGAGGAAGGAAGTCGGCCACACGTTCGCTGCCAGCCCGCTGCGCGGAGAGGATGGCTACGGCCCAGTCAATCCTCTGATGTAGCAGCAACGGTCCGTGCTCCTCCTCGAACGATTCCCACTCGATGAGCTCGCGAACCGACATACTCCCGAGCTCAGCCACCGTTCTGCCCAGGGCAAGTGCTAACCGGAATCGGAAGCGCCGCTCTGGGCTGGCCCGAAATCCTCCTTGATCGCCTCGGCACCCTCCTCGTCCATCCCCGACAGCCGCATGGCCACTTTGAATAGCTTGGACATGGTCGGGGCACCCTTACGACCCAGTGCCTCCGCATCGGCGTCGGAGAAGATCCGCTCTCCATCTTCGTTGACGATGACCTTCACCAACAGCGAAGCCGTGAGATCGGAGGTCCAAGCGAACTCACCCGTTCGCATCGTCTTGGCGACGTACTCGTCCCGCTCGGATGCTTGAAGTGCTCGGACATAGAGCTTGGCACCACCCATCTCCCAGGGGACATCCACGGGTTCGCGGGGCAAATCGTCCGAGGCGAGGATCGCCATTCTCTGCTCGTCCCGGTTCATGTCGGCCTCCAGGTCGGCCGATGTAACCCGGCCTCCGTATGTGCCCTTGCCTCAGCCTCGTTGAATGTATCCCAGGGTGGCTCGCACTTCTGACATACGTACATCGTGTCGTCCTGCCGAGTAACGAGGTTCGGATAGGGCATCGCCTTGAAGCCCGCAGGCGCGCTCTTCTTCTCCTCAGCCATCACGGAAGCGCCGATTCGACAACGCCCGGGGTCACGATCTTGAACCGGATTTCAAGCAGCAACGAGCCGGTGCGATCAGGGACCACCCTGGCACCAAGGCCCGTCCCGGTCGTGCGGAACTTCCGGTTGGACGGGGTGTGCTCAGCTTGGACCCACATGGTGGACCCAGCATCCGCGTCCGTCTTGAGGTTCTGATGGGCCGTGTTCGCCGGGTCATACTGAAGGGTCAGGGTGACCTCGTCCCCCTCTTTCTGGCCAGCACCAAAGTCCATCCATACGTCGCCATAGGAGGATTGATCGAACTGCGCGAGTGCTCCACCAAGACCTGGGGAGACTTCCCGGAGGTTGGGGATCGTCGCGAGTGTTACGAAGTCTGAAGCGGTAGCACGCTTCCAGACGGTGTCAGTTCCACGATACTTTGCCAACGGTCGCTCCTTTCACTCTCTGGGTCCGGCGGTCTCATGCCGACCGTGACCTCGTTGGCTCTATTCAGTTAGGGCAGCCGGTAGACCGCCACCGTCACCGAGGTAACGGCAGAATATGCGATGTTGATGAGCCCGGTGCCACCGTTCAGACAACGCTTGGTGTCAATGAGCATCATCCGCGCCGTAGCGTTCACAACCGTCATAACCGGGTCCGGGTTGAACGTGGTGGCTGCCACTGGAGTAACCGAGTTCGGGTCATCGATGGTGACGGTGATCGATGCACCGCCCCCGTTGTTCACGAACAGGGCAAAGTTCCGAAAGTCCCCCGCAGCCGGGGTGATGGTGTCGCCACCACCAGCGGCAGCAGCCGTCGTGTGCAGTGCCCCACCCTGTACCAAATCGATGATTGCAAGGTTTGCCATCTAACCTCCTACCTCGTTGCCACCGTGTAAATCTCCTCGGCCAAGTTCCTCACGATCGGCTCTGCCGCATCCCGGGCTGGCCGCAGGAACGGCTGTGCCTTATGGCGGCGCGTGCCGAACTCCTGATATCCAGCGTAGTCCGTATCCGCAACGATCTCGCCACCATCTTCACCGATGGATGCCTTCAGGTGCCCCGTCAGGCTTGGTGCTTTCGCCTCGGCAATGGCTGCCACAATCGTTGCTGAGCGTTCCTCGACGATTTCATCCGCGAGTTCGACGCGAGGAATCAGTGCCAGCAAAGCCGCCTGGACTTGGGCGAAGTTGCCAATCACCTCAGCCAACGGGCACCGCCCCAAGCCATGGCAGTCGGAGACGTTGCTGTTCGTCGAGAAACATCCGTGTCCTCCAGCCGATCGTTTCTTCGGATGGCTCGAACGAGAGCGGGGCCTCAGGGCTACGAAGTGCTCGGTCCGTCATCTCCATACAGATCGTCCTGAACTCGGCGAACTCGGGAGATGTCTCGGCATAGCCGTGGCTGTAGGTGATCGTGGCCGCCTTCGTCCAATCCTTGCTGTCCGTCCGGTACACCGTGCCCTCAGCAGTGAAGCCGAAGGCCGTGAATGTCACCGCGTCAACGACAATCGATACTGCCGTCACCGGGAGCTCGGGGAGGTAGATTACGTCCCCCCAAGCCCTCGGTGGCGGATTGCGTCGCCCAGTCGTCTCGTCGAACTCAGGCTGCACGATGAGGACATCGTTCACCACCTGCGAGAGGATCTGACCGGTGGAGCCCCGAATCAACGATGATGCCGAATCCAGGACCGCCTGTTCCCGAGCCAGATCCGACGGCTTCGGTTGGCCAATCCATTCGAAGTATTCCTCGGCAGTGGCGAACGGTCCCATCTATCCTCGCAGTGCCTCGATAAGCTCGTCCTTGTTCATCGTGGAATATCCCTCGACGCCCCGCTCCTTCGCCAGCGCCTTTAGCTGAACGACCGTCCGTCCCTCATAAGGACCGGATCCGGTCTCCTCCATCTCTGGTTCAGCGACGACCTCAGGCTCGTGTGTTACCTCGGCGGCCGAAGCCTCGGGTGCAGGAGCGGTGGTTGGGTCGAAATCCGGTTCGGTCAAGGTGTAACCGCCAGCCGCCGTGGGTGGGCCAGGAGGTGTGTCCCAGACCCACTCCTCGACGTCGCCACGCTTTTCGTAATGGCCATCCATGGCTAGTTCCCGTATGACGCGTATGCGGTCGCCGGCTTGATGGCCGCAACCGTCACACCCGTCACCTGCGAATAAGTGATGTTGACGGGAGCCCCATTCTGCCGACGTAGCGGGATCAAGACGCTCTGTGATGTGATCGCGGATCCGGCCACCCCATCCACCGTGATCGTGGTCGCCGTAGCCCCCACGACCACCAGCAGATAGGCCGTGTCCCATCCACCGGACCCAGGACCACCAGGCGCGGTATCGCCACCGCCTGCCGCAGCCGCCGGGGTGAAGGGCGTTCCCGGTGCAGTTGCTGTAAGTGCTGCCATCTTCCCTCCTTCGGGAGAGGGGGGCCCGAAGGCCCCCCCGCCCCAATCGTCCTATGTGATGCGGATCCCCGACAGCCCCACCGGGCGCAACAGATGCGTCCCGAAGTAGCCGAAGATGTTGAGTTCGATGTTCGCCGGCCCCTGCTTCTCCTCGAAACGGAAGGACAGCAACGGAGACTCCCAGACCCAGAAGTCCGAAGCCTTGAGGATCATGATCTGCGAGTCACCAGCGGCAACTCCGGTGTTGGCCCACGCTGGGATGAACCGGAGTGAGTCAACCTGGTAACCACCCAAGACGGCGTTGGCCGTGCCGAAGGTGTTGGCACCATCAGTCCACGGGAACAGTGGACGCTGGGTGGTGTCCACCGCCTGAGCCAGTCGGGCCGTAGCACCCTGACCCATGAGTGCGACGGTCGGCTGTGCGAACCTAGCGAAAGTGTAATCCGCAAGAGCCTTGCGGATTGCCTTCACCAGGGTCTGGTTGTCCGTACCACCAGCCGTAGTCACGGCCTGTGCTCCTGAGGGAACGAACCCGGCGGTGATGGTTCCACCAGCACCGTTCGCCCCGTTCAGCAGCGTGTACGCCTTGACCTCGGTCTGGCGGTTGTATGACTCTCGCATGGTTGCCAGCGCAATCTGGTCGATCGCCGGGTTGGACGAGTCCACCAGCTCTCGGGTAAGGACCAGACGTCCCGAGATCGCCTGCGGGGTCACCGTCTTGGTCGTGAATGTCACCGAACCATCCGAGGGGTTCGTACCCTCGACGTGGTCCGCAGACACGGACGCGGACGAGGAGAACACCGGGACCGTGAACGGTGCAGCGTTGGCAATCGTCCCCTGTGATGCCGCACTGACGATTGGCCGCTCCTGCTGGAGCTGGGGCACGTAGAGCTCAGGCCGATATCCCGGCGGGATGATCTGCGAGGCCGTGGAGGTGGTCTGTGGCGCGAAGCTCAAGCTGTAGTTTTGCTGGAACAGCGTCGCCACTTCCTCGGTCTGCCGACGGTACTTCCGCAGGCGCTCGATTGCGTTCTCATCGTGGCCCGTGGCTGCCATCCAGGCATCCCGGACCAGCGAGTCACCGGATCCATTGAACAGATAGACCGGCTCCTCGCGGGTGACGGTGTACCTAGCCGCCTTCACCGATCCACGCTGAGGGTCGCTGATGTTCTCAAGAGCGACCTTCATCCCCTCGGAGATCGACTCGCCGACCGACTGGGCGAGTTCCTCGGTGAGCTTGGTGTGGGATTCGGTGATCTTGTCCGCGAGACGGTTCATCGCCCCCTCGAACGCGACCGCCCCCTCGTCAGCTTCCATGTTCACATCTGGTTCGTTCTGACCCATCTTCTCTCCTTGCTGCCGAGCAGCCGCCACGCGGTCTACCCGAGCATCGTCGAAGGCCGGGAATCCCGTCAGGGCGACCCCCACCAGCTTGCCGCGTTTCACCAGACGGACTCCTCGTTCGACGGGATCGTCTTGCCATCCGTCTCCCTCGGCGAAGTCCACTTCCACGGAGAAACCGTCGAGGACCCCATCCTCGGCCAGCGAGAGTGCCCGGTCTCCCTCTTCTCCACGGGCGATCTTGAAACTTCCATCGAGCCCCAGGGCGGTGTCCTGAAGACGAACCGCCACCCCGATCGCTTCTCCCCGGTCATGGTTGGAGTTCAGCTTGACGCGAGACTGGTTGGCCCAGTACAGCGTTCCTCTGTCGAAACGCCACTTGGCCCCCATTGACCGGGCGACCTTGCCCCATGGAATGAGCAAACCGCTGATTGTTCTCTTTTCGAGGTCGGCACGGAACGACACGGCAACCGCTTCGGCCCCTTCATCATCGAACGTGATTCCCTGGATGGCTTCAGCCCGGGTCGAGTTGAACTCCGCAAGGAGCCGGCGTGCCCTCGCCCGAGCAGCCTCTGCACCGGGAAAGTTGGCCTGAGCTCCCCGCCCACCGACTACCGCCCGGAGAGCCGCCACGTTATAGACATTCGATCCCGGGGCCTTCACCGGAAAGTGGCACTGTGCCTTCGTCTTGGGCTGGCCCGATGGATTGTTATCGACGAGGGCCGACCGGCAGTAGGACTCGGCATCCGGCCAGCGGCTCTCGCTTCCGTCCCAGGGCACATCAGTGAATGGCATTACCTCATCTCCCCCATAGGCTCCTCGGTGGGAGCAGGCAACGGTGCAGGCACGGGCGTAGTCTGACGTATCGGTGGCCTATCCTCAAGCTCCCTGACCTCGTCGATTGTCTCGAACCCGGAATCCAGGGCGATCTTGTGGGACTCGTAGCGGGTCTTGGTATCTGAGCGGAGGAACCCATCGAGGTTGACCTTGGCCTCATATCCCCGAGGTAAGACATCCCTCATGGAGAGTCGCTGCTCTACGGCGGCCATGTAATGAGCCAGGGTGAAATCGAGGAGGTCGAGGCGGCGCTGCTCCGCGTTCTGGTAGGTCCGCGATGTGGTCGAGACCCCAAGATCCTCGGGATCCACGCCGGCTGCCCGGGCGATCTCCAGGACCGCGTGCTGGCGCTGCTCGGCGAGCTGGATCTGCTCGGCGTTGAACTGGAGAGTGTGAAGGTCCCAGGCTCCCCCAACGTATCCCCAGACCCGGCGCTTGCGAGCGAGCTCCCACTTGTCCAGGAGGCCCTGAACGACGTTGTCGTCCTCCCTTGGTCGTAGGCCCTCCTTGGGTGTGAAGTACCCCAGAGGGACCGGCTGCTCCCCGTATCCAGCAGCGGTTTGGTCCAACGTGAGACACGTCCGGATCGCCCGAGCCGCATGGACAAGGAGCGGCGGATTGGGGGAATCGAAGCGGATCAGTTGGTTATCGGGGACCGGGATGCCGTCGATGTACACCCGACCTCCAGTCGATGGACCGACCCCATTGACCGGAGGAATCCAGCCCACAACCTGAACCCGACTCTGCCCAACGTGGGTGGCGAACGTAGGAAATCCATGCCATCCGATTTCGAGGACCCTCCACCAGGAGATGCCCTCGAACAGCAGATCCTCGTATGTGTTGGCGAAGGTGACCACATTGGGGATATCTGGGTCAATCTGGTCGAGCAAGGTCGTTGGGGATGCAATCTCGCGCTCTTTGTCCCGAACATGAATCGGCAGGCGTGCCAATGTGCCAGCGATGAGGTTCCGGGACCTCAAAACGGCCGGTACCTGAAGGGCTTCCTTGCGAGAAATCCGGGGGGCGATTGCTCCGCCGGCGGTCATCCCCTGCATCATCTCGGCTGGCACCTCGACCTGGAAGGCCAGATTCGGTGAGTCCTGGATCAACCTCATGCCGGTATCGAAGCTCATCCGATTCCCTCCGAGGGTAGGATCAACGTCGGTTCGGGGGAGAACTTCGACGCCTCATGCACAGCCATGCACACCGCGATGAACGCCTGCGTTTCGGCAGACGGCTCGAAGTAGGCCCCCGTGGTTGTCTCCTTGGTCGTGGCCGAGAGTACCTGAGCCCGCAACGTTCGATCACCATCGTGGTAGACCGTCCGAGAGGAGACATGCTGGAGGAAGGTCGAGGTGGCCTCCATCAGTCGGACGGGCGATTGGTACACCTCGACCAGCGGAAGGCCGCCGGCCTCCAGGACGTCGATGCCGATGCCGAACTGCCGGGGATCCACGAAGATGTCCTGGACATCGTAGGTCTCGCACAGCTCCCGAAGGGCCGTCTGGAGTCCCGGGAAGTCGAAGGGCAGCGTCTGGATGGCCACGGCCACCCCACCCTCCCGCTGGGCGACGATGCCAATCCCGCACCCTCCCTGCTGCCCGACACGGACCCCGATCCACACCGGTTCCCCGGATTGGACCGTCCCGAGCTGGATGGCCAAGGAGTCCCAGTCCTCCGGTTTGATGGCTGCATCGATGACCGCCGCCACCCCGCAGACGAACCGGAGCCAGTGAGCCAGCATGAACGATGGCGACTCCCGTTTTCGCTTGAGCTGGGCTACGGTGATGGCCTTGAGCGGGTTGGCCATCTTGGCGCTCTTCGGCTCGGAGGGATCCACCCCTTCGGGAACTGAGTAGTCGTGGATGACCGTCGTTTCCGAGGCCGCCCGGAGGAAGCCGGCCTTCCGCCGCTGGTCGGGAGCTTCTCGCATCCGAGTTCGGATCGTCTCGAACTCCCCATCCGGAAGGCCGGCCGTCGAGATGGCGATGACCTGGCCCCCTTGCTTTTCGGTCTTGCCCCTCCACGTTCGGTAGAGCCGGAAGTCCTTATGGCGGTGGAGCTCCTCCAGGATGGCTAGGGTGAAGTTGGCCCCGTCCCCTGTCCGGTCATCGGCGGCGAACACCTGGACCCGGGATCCCATCATGTCGCACCGGATCCTCCGGAAACCCTCCTGGCAGCGGAACTCCATGAGCTTGGACCGGAGCACGAATCCCTGAGCGGCTAGGTAGAGCCAGTGCGCCTGATCCCTCGACGACGCAGCCACCACGGCCATGGCCCCTCGACGGAACCGGATGTGGTACAGCACCAGGGCGGCGGCGAGGGTGGTCTTGGCGTTCCCCTCGGGGATGACCAGCCAGTTCTCGATGAATCCTCGGAACACATCCCGAACGAAATCGAGCTGGAACTGCTCGACCTGCCAGAACTCCCCGTTGTCCAGAACCAGTTTCGAGGACCATGCCTTGAAATGCGGAACCGTGAAAGGCCGTTTTACCTGCGGGTTTTTCTCCCGACGGCTGCTGAC